ACCCAAGGTACGAGTTCTGCAACCAATATTGGTACGACATCAGCCCAGTACATGGTGCTTAACTGCACCGGCTCACGAACGGCTATTCGTAACATCAATACGCCTAATTCATCCAAAGCCTACATTGTGATGAACAACACCACGGGCGGTTATAACGTGGTGATTCGTGGCGGTACAGGTCCAACAACAGGTATTTCAGTCGCTCCCGGCAAACAGACTTGGGTGGCTTGGGATACCAATGCAGGTGATTTTAGAGAGATTGCATCGGGGGATGTAGATGGTCCTTCGTCCGCCACAGATAACGCGATTGCACGTTTTGATGGCGGAACCGGCAAGATTATTCAAAACTCAGCCGCTTTTATTGCAGATACCACAGGCGACATCACAGCGGGTGCTTATAACAAGGTCACGATCACTGCTCCGGCATCTAGCGCAACACTGACCATTGCTGATGGTAAGACACTAACGGCTAGTAATAGCCTGACGCTAGCAGGTACTGATAGCACCACGATGACCTTTCCGGGAACCAGTGCAACGATTGCACGGACGGATGCGGCTCAGACATTTACGGGCATACAGACCTTTAGTTCGGCACCGATCTTATCTTCGGCCACGGCAAGTAAAGCAGTCTTTACGGATGGATCTAAGGCACTTACCTCTACAGGTACGCTAACCACGGATCAGGGTGGTACAGGTCAGTCTAGTTACACCGCTGGTGATTTAATTTACTACGCCACGGGTACAGCGTTTACCAAGCTTGCGCTTGGTTCAAGTACGACCATCCTTACGTCTTCAGGAACAGCACCACAGTGGAGTGCTGCATCAGGTGTGACGGTTGGGACGGCTACGAATCTTGCAGGTGGTGCAGCAGGGTCGGTTCCTTATCAGACAGCATCAGGTGCGACAAGCTTCTTATCCATCGGTACGTCTGACTATGTTCTGACTTCCACAGGATCAGCGCCGACTTGGACAGCGAATACCGGTACAGGAAATGTCGTTAGGGCAACATCACCTACGCTTACCACGCCTGTTCTTGGTGTAGCTACAGCAACAAGTTTGAATGGCCTAACGGTATCCACGACCACGGGTACGCTGACACTTGCTAATGGATCTACGCTTGCAACCTCTGGTGCTAATAGCATCACGTTAACTTCCACGGGTGCTACAAACGTCACGCTTCCCACATCAGGAACCTTGGCAACCACAAGCAATACCGTAGCAACGATCTCATTTGGTACGACAGGTTTAACGCCAAGCACGGCAACAGGCGGTGCAGTAACGGTTGCTGGCAACTTAAGTCCTGCTAATGGCGGCACGGGTGTATCTAACAATGCACTGAATACGCTTACCTTCACAGGTAACTACAGTCTTGGGCTGACCTTAAACGGCAACACATCGGTTACCTTACCAACGACCGGCACGTTAGCGACGCTGGCAGGGGCAGAAACCCTGACCAACAAGACCATCAATGGTGCTAACAATACGATCAGCAATATCAACCTAGCCTCTCAGGTCACAGGTACGCTGCCTTTTGGGAACGGTGGTACGGGTAACTCGGCTACACCAACAAATGGTCAGTTGCTAATTGGTAATGGATCGGGGTTTAGTCTTGCGACGTTGACTGCTGGTTCGGGTATCACGGTTACTAACTCCTCTGGCGGCATCACTATTGCTGCATCGGGTGGCGGTGGATCGGGAACGGTTACTAGCGTTAGCTGGACGGGCGGTATTGTTTCTGTAGCTACAGCGACGACCACACCGGCATTTACGATTGCTGGTACGTCAGGTGGTATTCCATACTTCTCAAGCGGTACAACTTGGGCAAGCTCTGGTGCGTTGGCTGCTAATGCGATTGTGATTGGTGGTGGCGCAGGTGCTGCACCGAGTACAACGACGACCGGGACAGGCATTCTGACCTTCTTGGGTACGCCATCATCGGCTAACCTTGCAGCGGCGGTTACGGATGAAACGGGTTCTGGATCATTAGTATTTGCTACCAGCCCCACGTTAGTAACGCCAACCCTTGGTGTGGCATCGGCAACAAGTGTTAACAAGGTTGCTATTACAGCCCCGGCAACAAGCGCCACGCTAACACTGGCTAACGGTTCTACCTTGGCTACATCGGGTGCTAACAGCATTACGCTGACATCTACTGGTGCAACGAACGTGACGTTGCCAACGTCTGGAACTCTTTCTACAACAGGTTTTGCTATAGCTATGGCTTTAGTTTTCGGAGGTTAATATGGCGGCGCCGAATATAGTTTCTGTAACAAGCATCGTACCCCATACGGTGTCCATCACCCCTGCTGATACCTCACGAAATGCTTTGGTGACGGCACCTGCGACAGGGGCAACGCATAAGATCAACTCCATCTTGGTAGCTAATATTGATGGAACGACGGCGTATAACACCACGGTGGAGCTAAGGCTTGCTGATGGGTCTACCTACCGATCCTTGTGTTATTTGCTGACAGTACCTGCTGGCGGTACGGTTGAAGTGCTGACCACGGGGACATCGCTATATTTGCTAGACACAAGCGTATCGGGTGAGGCTTCTACGTTGTGGGCTACAAGCGCCACGGCATCTAAACTGACTTACACCTGTTCTTACACGACGATTTCTTGAGGTGTAGATCATGGCTACATTTCCTTCTAGTTCTGATGCAAACGGCATTTGGCGGTTAAACGCTATTCGTGATGCCATCATGGGCCAAAACTGGCCTAACAGTACGCTTGTTACTGAGGTGTTTACTGCGACTACAAACTGGACATGTCCTACTGGTGTTGCCGCAGTTGAGTATTTGGTTGTCGCTGGCGGCGGGGGTGGATCTGGCGGTGGAGGTGGAGCTGGTGGTTTTAGAACGGGCAGTGGTTTAGCGGTTACCGCCGGTACCGCCTATACCATTACGGTTGGCGGCGGTGGAGCTGGGCAAGGAAACGGAGGCTCAACAAGAGGCACGCCGGGTTCCGATAGTGTTTTATCAACCATAACGTCAACTGGTGGTGGTGGCGCTGGAAATAACGATTTAGCAACATCGGGATTATCAGGGGGTTCAGGCGGAGGCGGAGGGGCTTCCGGTTCTGGTACAACATCAGGAGGTTCGGGCAATACACCATCAACTTCCCCATCCCAAGGAAACAACGGTGGCACAAATGGAGGTGTTACAGGATCGCCTTACCCGTCAGGCGGAGGTGGTGGGGCAGGCGCTGTTGGTGGCAACGCTTCTGGAACTACAGCTGGGAGCGGCGGAAACGGTACGGCATCTTCAATAATTGGGGCATCCGTTACTTATGCCGGAGGTGGTGGTGGTGGAAATGCTGTAAATAGTGGCACTGCTGGATCAGGTGGATCTGGGGGTGGTGGTGCAGGTAGTAGAACAGGAAATGGTAGTCCGGCAACTTCAAATACTGGCGGGGGTGGTGGCGGTGCTTTGAACGGTTCCACAGGCGGCTCCGGCGGATCCGGTATCGTCATCCTAAGATACCGTCAAACAGTCTCTTCTAATGTTTTCGTCTTCCGTGGATCAACCTCTTGGACTGCTCCCACAGGTGCAACATCTATTGATTACTTGGTTGTGGCTGGTGGTGGTGGTGGTGGTGGTCAGGATATTGGAAACGACACTGGAAGCGGTGGTGGTGGAGCAGGCGGATTTAGAACTGGGACAGGTTTAGCTATAACAGCGGGAACGACTTACACCATTACTGTCGGAGCTGGCGGTAATGGCGGCGCAGCAGGGGCAAATAACGGGGTTGTAGGTAGCGACTCTTCAATTGCTGGATCGCCCATCACTGAAAGTCCTTCAGGGGCTGGAACAAATACGTTTAAAGCCTATGGCGGTGGCTATGGGGCTACTTATAGTGCATCCAATTTTGCTGGTGGAAATGGTGGATCAGGTGGCGGCGGAGGAAGAGCTGGGGCCGGGGGTACAGGAAATACGCCATCAACTTCACCGTCACAAGGCAATAACGGCGGAGCCGGTGGCGGAACGGGTACCGCAGGTTATGCAGCAGGAGGCGGTGGCGGAGCGTCAGCTGTCGGTACTGCTGGAAACAATAACGGCGGTACAGGAGGCGCAGGAACAGCTTCAACATTATCGGGCGCTTCTGTTACTTACGCTGGCGGTGGCGGTGGTGGTGTCTACTCAGGCTATACGCCCGGATCGGGTGGTGCAGGTGGAGGTGGCGCTGGGGGTACATGGCGAGGAGCTGGTGTCGCTGGAACCGCGAATACAGGCGGAGGTGGTGGTGGCGCTTCTGGTGGCCCACAAGCTGGCGGCAACGGCGGCTCCGGTATCGTCATCATCAAAGTTAACTACTAAGAGGTAAATATGTATCGTTACTACGGCATTGACGTAGCTATGCAAATGCTTCGCCCAGGGGCAAAGTGGGAGTGGACATCCGGTGTTGGGTTTACACGCTGGGACGATCCAAGACCATGCCCGTCATGGGAAGAAGTTGAATTTGTGATGAAGAAGATCAAAGAGCTGGAAGACGCCGTGCCGACGATGTACTTGCCTGAGCAGCAAGCCAAGATTGATGAAGAACGGGCTATGTTTGAGAAGGCGGCTGCATGAACCTGCATGGACTCTTTGCACAACCCGTTGGGTTCTTTGACCTTGGGCGTGAGCTAACCGAGGAAGAGAAGTTTTTCCTCATGGAGTTGGAACAACGTGCTAATCAGGGAAACCGGACAAGTACCAATAACTTCGTCCTCAAAAGCCCTGTGATGACAAGTCTTAGGTCATGGATGGAAGATTCGGTGGCTGAGTATTTCAAAGCCACAACCAACCCCAAGCATGATGTCACGCTAAGGCTCACGCAAAGCTGGGTCAACTACAGCGAACCGGGGCAGTATCACCACAAACACGCACATCCCAACTCTTTTGTATCAGGCGTGTTCTACATTCAGACCAACCCTAATGACAAGATCTTTTTCTATCGGGATGGTTGGCAGCAGATTAAATTTCCTCCTGCTGAGTGGAATAGCTGGAACAGCGAGTCATGGTGGTTTGAAGCGATCACGGGCAGGCTGATTCTTTTCCCATCAAGTTTGACGCACATGGTGCCAACGGTGGAAGGTGAAGATGTTCGTGTGAGCTTGTCATTTAATACCTTCCCTGCCGGAACGGTTGGCGAAGAGATGGATTTAACCGGACTGAAATTGGAGGTTTAGCATGGCGCACTTTTGCAAACTTGACGAAAACAACGTGGTCACTCAGGTTGTCGTCGTTGACAACAAGGACACTTCCGACGCGGCTGGCGTGGAGAAAGAGCACATTGGCGCAGCGCATCTTGAGAAGATCCTTGGCGGCACATGGAAGCAGACTTCGTATAACGGCAATATTAGAAAGAACTACGCCGGGATTGGTTATACCTACAGGGCTGACATTGATGCTTTCGTGGCACCAAAGCCTTATGCAAGTTGGATTCTGAATGCCAACGCACAATGGGAAGCACCAGTGGCTATGCCGACCGATGGTCAGATGTATAGCTGGGATGAAGCCACTACCTCATGGAAAGTGAATGAACCCGCTCAAGCTTGAACTCACCCTTGATGAAGTCAATACAGTGCTAGATACGCTGGGGAATCTTCCTTATAAGCAGATCGCAGCACTGTTTGAGAAGATCAAGTCACAGGCTGTAGCCCAGCTTGAGGAACAGAAAACAGAGTAACCGTGGGAGACTGCTATGAACTGGAGCGATGTCCTCAAGGCAGTCATCCCTGTCATCGTTGCATCATTAGCGTGGTTGTTACAACAAGTAGCTGACTTCTCCACGCGGCTCACCAAGATTGAAGGTGCTATGCCAGCCTTGATTACTAAGGAGGGTGTGCCGACTGATTCGCCTATATCAGCCGAGAAGCGTGCTTTGCAGAAAGAGCAACTCATGCAACACATCAACGAACTTCAAGTCAAAGTCAGGCTGCTTGAGGAACGCGAAAAGCTGGGGAAACGATAATGTTTGAACTACTTGGCGGTGGTTTGCTTGGGTCCATCTTTGGTGGCATCTTTCGGCTTGCGCCTGAAGTCCTCAAGTTTTTGGACAAAAAGAACGAACGCCAGCACGAGCTATCCATGTTCCAACTTCAAACCGACCTCGAAAAAATGAGGGGCGAGTTCAAGATGGAGGAGAAGTATGTGGACTACTCGATCTCGCAAATGGACACGATTAAGGAGGCTTTTAAGGAGCAAGCTCAAACGGCAAAAGAGGCTGGCTGGTTTGCTTCTTTTATCACTGCTATTACCCGCCCCGGTCTTACTTGGATTGCATTTGGCGTATATGTGGCTGTCAAAGCTGCTGGCTTAACGATTGCCTTTCAGACCAACGCTAACTGGGCTGAGGTTTTGACCAAAAGCTACGACGAGGATGACTTCGCCATGCTGAACATGATGTTGACGTTCTGGTTTGTAGGACGGTCTATTGAGAAGTACAACAAATCGTGAAAGAGGCAAAGAAGCTTTGCAAGGATGTACTGATCAAGCCCTTTGAAGGGCTAGCAAAGCGTTTGCCTGACGGACGAGTAACAGCTTATCCTGATCCCGGAACCCGTGGGCATCCTTGGACGATTGGGTGGGGTGCGACAGGGCCAGAGATTCAGCCGGGAACTATTTGGACCATGCAGCAGTGTGAAGATGCGCTTG